AACTCTGCTAACTGGTCAAGCTTTTGAACGATGTCCATCTTATCCTCCCGCGCGTTGTCGTGCCGCGCCCCACGCCCGTGAGGGGTTACTTGCCGCCGTTGAGTTTTGCCAGCGCACGCCGGGCATTGTCAAACTTTGCGGCACTCAGTTTATCGTCGGGATCTTCCCGTTTCCGCTTTGCGTATTCGGTCATGTGTCCGGCAAGTTCTGCTTTGTTCATTTCGGAGAACAGGTTGCCTTTGCTATCACGCTCCGCGTCACCTGGTGCGCCATCGTCAGCCGTCGCCCGTGAAACATCCGATTGTTTCACGGGCTCATTCTTAACAAAAGTCGGGGCGTTCGGCTGTGAAACATTTTTCACCGGCTGATGTTCGCTCGGTGATTTGTCGGGATCATCACCCGTTTCGATGCAGAACGTCTGGCGCAGGGCGTATTTATATGCGCCGGTCATGGCCTTGTTCATCGACTTGTCGCCGCTATCCATGCCCTCACCCGCTGACTGGACATCGATAAACGAGCCACCTTCGTGCTGGAAGCGGATCGTGGCTTTGAGTGTGGTGCGCGTCATCTTGCTGCCCTTCGTGGTTTCAAAGTCTGACTGGAAAATATCATCCAGTTTGAGGACGTACATGAAAACGCCGTGATCCACCATCACCGGGCGCAGGGCTGAAATCAAGGCGGCCTCGCCAGCGTAGGAGTAATTCAACCCCATGGTTCGCTGTTTGCGCACGTAGCCAACTTCGTCCATGGCGGCGGTGACTGCTTCAAAGATGTTCGCGTGTTTCGGTTTCGTTTCGTTTGCCTGTGTCATTGTCTAATCCTCCTGTTTGCCGGTCTTGCACCCGGCTGCTGGCCTCTCACCAGTTGGCACGCATAGTCGTGTTCCGTACCGCAAACGGGATGCCTCCCGTGTTTGCCTCACTTTGCCTTATTGATGTCCTTGCCCGTGTACCACAGACACGGGATAACGATTACGATTACGAGTAAAATCCAGGCGGCCATCTTACGCCCCCATTCCCAGCGCGTAGGTGTCGGCGCGTTGCTGGTAATCGGCGCGGGCGTCGAGCAGCTCAACCGGCAGCGGTTCGTCATCGGCAGGATCGCCAAGCTCGACGCCAATGGTTTCGACCCGGCGATTGTGCAGCTCGTCGGTGTAAACCCAACCGTGTGACTGTTCGCACCCGCCCCACATGCCGCCGAAGTTGAGAATGTGGGCGTCATCCAGCAGGTGGATATAGGACATTTGCGCTTTGCGCCCGAAGTTGAGGCGTATTGTTTCCTCAATGATTTCGGCGTCGTGACCCTGGTATGTGGCCGTTTGAAATATCATCGTGTGCCTCCGTAAATTGAAAACGTCTAGTAGTGAATATATTATATACAATTTTATCCAGATTGGAATAGTGACAAATGTCATATCTTTTTTATTACAAATAATACTTTACTTTTTCATTATATCGTCTAAAATATATATACCCCCCGCAAGTTGCTGGAAGCAGCGGGCTTGATGAACCGACTCGGTGGAGCGTGGGACGGGGGAAAATCAAACGGAGGTATTATATAAATATGGCCGAACAAATAACTTGTACTCAATGCCCCGCCGTTATTGAATCGCCAGAGGATAACTGGGGAAGTCCGACCCGCCCGCTTTGCTACAACTGCTGGACGGAATTAGACGAGCTGCGCGATATTTTCGAGCGCGAGCTGGACGAGGAAGTCGAGAGGATGCGGTAAAGATGGCACGCGGGCGCATGATTTCAAACGCGGTCTGTGGCGACAAAAAGATAAACAGTTTATCCGATGATACATGCCGCCTTTTGTTTACCTGGTTGGTGACGTTTGCGGATCGTGAGGGGCGGGTACGCGGGGACGCTGCGATGGTGCGCTCTACCGTCTTTCCACGCCGCACCGACATTCAGATTGAGCAGGTTGAAGCGTATTTGCAAGAGCTTCACGATGCCGGATTGATTATCCGGTATGAGTGCGCGGACGATTTGTATATCTGGTTCCCGAAGTTCGACAAGAACCAACCGAACATGCGGAAAGAGCGCGAACCATCTAGTGAACTACCGCCGCCGACTGCCGCGGCGGTTGAAAAGTATATGCGGAAATTTGCCGTCAATGATCCGGCAGACTTCCGGCAATCTGCCGGATTAAGAGAAGAGAAGAGAAGAGAAGTTAATAGAAGTGAAGAGAATGATGATGATGCTCCGCGCCCAAATATTTACAAGGTTTGGGAGCAAAACATGGGGCTGCTTACCGGAATGATAGCCGAAGGGCTGGACGCCGACGTGAAGGAATACGGTGAGCCGTTTGTTATTGAGGCTATCCGTGAATCCGTGAAACATGGGGCGCGTTCTCTGGCTTATGTCGAAACCGTTTTGCGGAGTAGTAAGTCCGGGGGTGATAAACGCAACGGACGCGCCAAACAGACGGATGACGAATTCAGAGCCGCAATGATGGCCGAGGCCGCGCGGCTGGAAAGAGAGGGTATCGGTGGCAACGCAAGCTGAAATCACGAAACTATTGACTGAGGCGGCGCTGGCTTATCCGGCCTACGACCGCAGCAAACTAGCGCCCGCACTGAAATTCTACGTCAAGGCGCTATCGCCCTTCGCGGCGAAGACGCTGGAAACTGCCATTGAGGAACAAATCGCGTCGAGCAAATGGTTTCCTGCGGTGGCTGAGATTGTCGAAACCTGCCGCAAAGTAGAGGCCGACAACAGGCCGCAATACCATGTTGCCGCGCCGGATATTTTGCGCCGTGAATTGATCGGCCTGGAGCGGGCGCGGTCTTATGACTTTGATCCGGCGAGTTGGGGCCGGCTGGCGGCGAAACTCGAAAAAGACAGCCGGGTATATTTTGCCAACTATGTGCGCCAAAAGGCAGGGCTGCCAGCGGTTGACTATCACCTTGACGAAAACGCCATGATTGCGCACGATAAAGCATACGAGGCCGCGCGCCCGTTCACGGGCGAGAAGTGGTGGGAGGCTAACTATGATTGAATATTACACCGAAACGCGTTCACCGCGTGAGCTTGAGGAACGGGCGCGGAAATGGGCGGCGAATGTCGCGGGCCTATGCGCCATTTGGCAGTACCGCGTTATGCGCTATATTGCGGAACGAGATGGCATTCCATATCACCGCGTAGTGGCGTGGGTGCGATGGGCGCAGAGGGAGGGGAAATGAGGGTATTAGTCGCGTGTGAATTTAGCGGCATAGTCCGCAACGCCTTTAGAGCAAACGGACATGACGCGATGTCGTGTGATTTACTTCCGACCGAGCTGCCAGGCAAACACTATCAAGGCGATGTTCGGGACGTGCTGAATGACGGTTGGGATTTGATGATAGCTCACCCGCCTTGCACAGACCTGGCAATAAGCGGGGCGCGGTGGTTTCCTGAGAAGCGGGCAGACGGAAGGCAACAGGCCGCGATTGACTTTTTTATGATGCTGGTCCAGGCGCCCATCGAAAAGATAGCCGTTGAGAACCCCATCGGAATTATGAGCCGCATCTATCGCAAGCCGGATCAGATCATCCAGCCGTGGCAATTTGGACATGGCGAAACAAAGGCAACGTGCTTATGGCTGAAAAACCTGCCGCTATTGGAGCCGATGTTGATCGTTGACGGACGTACACCGCGCGTCCATCACGAACCACCAGGACCCGATCGCTGGAAGAACCGAAGCCGTACTTATGTCGGAATTGCAGTTGCAATGGCTTTGCAATGGGGCGCAAAATGACCCTGCGCAACTGGATAACTACCGCCGCGTGGCGTGTGTACCTTTGGGGCATCGGCATGAATAACGCCGAATACCTGGCGAGCATCGACAGGACTTACGCCGTGTTGAAACAATGCCCGACCTGCGGGCGACCTATGAGCTTAGTCTGCTGGAAATGCGAGGAGAGCGAATGAAAACATTTTGTCCGAATTGTGAGAAAGAAACAGACTGCAATTTCGATGCCGAGCTGTATTCGTGCAATGAGTGTGGTGAGGACTTCGCCAGCTATGAGAAATACTGGAAAAAACAGGCTTGCGCGGCAGTCAAACACATGCTGGAAATGACCTCGTTCCTGCGTCATATCATGACGCTTGGCCTGTTGCGCGGCAGTCCGCGATTGACCACCAGGGCGCTGGAGATATTGGACGGCTTTGAAACATCGGATATTGATGTTTCAATGACAGACGATGTTTTAACAACTATTAAAACAGAGGTAAAAGAGCTTCGGTACAAAACATCGGAACAAGAAAAGTTTATATGGTGGATATGGAATGTATACGCAAAAAACGTTGGCGATTTGATTAGCGCGATTAATGCGGCTTGCACATATGAGAGCGCGGACGCCGCTAAAAATGGTTATTACGGATTGCCGATGACGTGCTGGCAGACTATTAGTTACTTAAAAGAATACACCGATGGAATTTACAACGGTACTTATTTGAAAGACGCTGGGCGTAAAAACACCCCGACCGATGGAGGTGAATGATGCAAGGCGATCCGAGAGTTGACAGACTTATGTACCCGGTTGAGTTGGCAATCAAGCGGCACGTGAAAGACAGCGATGCCATAACCGAAATTTACAACCGTGCTTATGAGGCGATTATGAACAGCATGGATGTAATAGACACATCCGCAAAAGTAGCGGCAAAACAAATAGCGGAAAACGCGAAGAATTTACAACGCGCCGAGAAAGCCGTGGCGCGCGCCGATAAGTTGCAAACGGCGCTGCAAGGGTTGCTGCAGTTCGAATTGGAGGATGCGCTCGATGAAAAATATTGGACGCCCGGATATTTGGCGGTAATAAATGCGGCTCGTGGCGCGCTGAAAGGCGGTGAGTCATGAAGGCTGGATATGAGAAATGCCCCGCCTGTTGCGGAAACGGCTTTTATCGGATGAAAATTATTTCTGGATACGTTTCTCGCGATATGGCGTCGGACGCCGGAGATGCAGATTATGAGGGTCAACCAATTTACGAAACAGTTGATATTGAGTGTTCGTATTGCGACGGCTCCGGCGAAATGGAATCCGAAGAAGCAAACAGATACCGGCATCCACTTACTACGTCAAATCACGGCCTTCCGTTCTAAAGGATGGTGAGGAATGAGCGACCGACCGATTTTTTCATTTCTAACAGACGAAGATGTTTTTCATTGTGAAAACGATAGTCCTGTGGATATGAAAATTTATATTTCACAGCTACGCCTTGAATATCAGGGGGATTTAGACATGGCGAGGGGGCAACTGAAAACAATAAACGCCGCTCTCATTCGTGATAATAAAGAGAAGAGACGTTATCAAAACGCGCTGTTATTGATAACAAGTTTAGACCGTTACCCAGAACAAACCGCGTTAGAAATTCAAATGTTCAATACTGCCGGAATGGCATTAGGCGGCAATACACAAGCAGACATAGACGCCGTTCAGTATTGGGTAGATCAGTGCGACAAGCGCGACGATGAAATTAGTAGATTATCGTCAATGCTAAAAGATATTGTCGAAAAGTTAGCACGCGCCGATCGATACGAAGAATCCCTCCGCGAGATTGACAACTGGGCGAAAGCATACCCGTTGGACATCTTTCCAGAACCAGACTTTGAGAAGGTGCGCAAAGCCCTCGAAGCGGCGGGCATCGCCCTGGACAGCATTTCAGCCAGTAATATGCGCCATGTTATTCGGGGCGTTGAGAAGATCGTGGCAGACGCGCTGAAAGCGGGCGAGGAATGACCGAGCCAATCATCTTGACGAACCCGTCACAACTGCCCGCCGAAACCGTGAGGGGCATCACCGCGCCGAGCTTTGTGGCTGCCGTTGCGGAGTATGAGCGCAAGTACGGCGCATGGGCGGCGGCGTGGTACTACCGAGGGACGTATTTTTTTGAGGCGAAACCATGACCATCACCGGCGCATATCCAGACGGAACGCGGATCAATGTCTGCCCGGAAGGGGCGCGGCTGTTCGATGCGTGGCTGAAATCGGACTGGCGCGACACGCCGAGGGGCGAGGATGTGTTTGACAACCCGGAAGGGCGTGCGTACTGGCAACATCGGGACGCTTGCCCGGAATGCACAAAGAGGAGAAACGACAATGACAAATAATCCTGACCATATTTTGAGAGGTGCGGTTTCCGGTTTGATTGAGGAACGCAATAACCTTGAAACCCTGAACGACATGCTGGCGCAAGCACTTGACGAGGCGATTCAACAGCGTGACGATGCGCGGACTTGGGCGCGGCGTTTTTACAAGGCGTTGGATGACATTAGCATGATTGCGCTGGATTACGACGGCTACCGATCCGCGCCGGGGCTTATGGAGTTGATCGATGAGTTACGCCATATCGCCGGGAAAGCGATTACTGGAAAATGAGCGAACGCCGCGCTCGTTACGTTGTCGTACCGCGGGGCGAGGCGTGTCTGGCGCTGCATCTGCTCTCCCGTGACGTGCCGCTATTCGAGCGTCAATATCGATTCGCACCACCACGCCGCTGGAAGGCTGATTTCGCGTGGCCTGACCGCCGCCTGATCGTAGAGGTTGACGGCGCGGTGTGGGCTAACGGCAGACACACCAGAGGATCGGGGCGCGTCCGTGACATGGAGCGTGATAACTGGTGCGCCCTTCACGGCTGGCGCGTGCTGCGGTACACAACGGAACAGGCCGAGGACGGCACGGCGGCAGATGAAATAGCGAAATTCTTGGGGGAGAATGAACCGACCTACTGACATACTCGATGATTGTATTGACCTGCTCGACGCTATAAACGCCTTACCCTCTAAACAGGGCAGGGCGTTAGCTCTAATTTATCAGGGGTACACACAAACAGAAGTTGCGGGCGTGCTTGGATTAGATCAATCAAGCGTATGCCGATTATTAGAAAAAGCTATCAATTCCCTGAAAAACGCATAATTTACCCCTCGAAACTCACTATATAGGTGATGGAACACTACTACCGAAATTGTATCTGTGGGCGGAAGATACCGGCGAAACACTATCTTTGTAGGGAGTGCCGGGATATTTACGGCTCGCGTGATGAATGGCCGGAGTGGTTGAAATTCTACGTTGCGGACATGAAGCGCGAGGAAGATTGCGAAACGAATACAAGAGAGCGTCATTATGACGCGGTGGCGGAGCGTGTGGTTCAGCGCCCGCGCCAGTCATTGCGCGATGCTTTTGACGAAAATGGAATTGTTGTTCTAAGGTTCGACTAAGGGGATTACCATGCCAGTATTAGCCATTCTTGGGGTCATCTTCTTTGCCGCGTTTCTGATCGAAGCGTTGGTAGAGTATCTATTCGGACAGCCGTTTGAGCATTTCCCGGCGCTGAAGCCGTACCAATGGCTGCTGATGTATGTTAGCGCCGCAGTTGGCTTGATTGGCGCGTTTATTTATCAGTTCGATTTGCTGTCAATTTTGAGTTCATACCTGGGCGCACCGCTGGCCGTCAACTGGTTCGGCATTGTGCTGACGGGGTTAGCAATCGGGCGCGGCTCTAATTTTCTGCATGACGCGGTGGCGAAGTTTTTCGTCAAGCCGCAGTTACCAGAATAGGGCGGCTGACACATGGATGCCAGCACCGCAGCCGCAACTTTACCCTTCACCGCCTGGGAGCAAGCCGTTTTTCTTTGCCTGTTTATCGTGTTTGTAATCTCTCTCCTTGCGTGGTTCTCGAAACAATCTGACAAATGGCAATCCTTCATGCTCCAGATTGATGAAAAATGGCGGGCGTTCAACCGGGAGCAGAGGGACGAAAACAATAACTCGATGAACGAGGTTCGCTCCGCTGTAACCAACCTGACAACTGTCACGCAAGGGTTGGTGAATGAGGTTCGTGAAATGCGCCAGGCTTCCAGTAATTTTTATGATGCCTTTGAATCGCATGATGATCAGGCCAAAAAGATTTTGACGGTTGTCGAACAGACCGCAAAGCGTCCGCAAGCGACCAAACCGAGGGGAGGGCAATGACGGTTCTCGGAATAGACATAAGCCGCTGGCAAGATGACAATAGCACGCCGCAGATGATGGACTTCAACAAGTCCAGAAACGCCGGGGCGCATTTTGCATTTATAAAGGCAAGTCAATCCACGTGGATGGACAGTGACATTATCCAGAACTGGCAACACGCCAAAGACGCCGGGATGCCGCGTGGCGCGTATCATTTTCTCGACTGGACTACAACCGGAACGGCGCAAGGCAGATTCTTTGCCGGTGTCCTGAAAAACGATAGCGGAGAGCTAACACCAGTCATCGACTTCGAGTGCCGCACCAACAACCAGGGCAAAAAGATTGCCACCGCTGAACTCTACGCGATTTGCAACACGGTTGAACTGGCGTTGGGGCGGCAGGTGATGATTTACACCGGCCCGTCCTATTGGCGCGAGTTTTGGGATGGCACGCACTACGATTATTTCGCCAGTCGCCCGTTGTGGATTGCTAATTATGAGGTGGCAAAGCCGAGTATCCCTACCCCGTGGAAAACGTGGACATTCTGGCAATACACCAGTAAGGGCGACGGGTTGAAGTTTGGCGCGGAGAGTAAAGACCTGGACATGGATTATTACAACGGCACGATTGATGAGTTTCGCGCCGCATTTGGATTAGTACATACCCCAACCGTTGAGGAACGCTTGACCGCATTAGAAGCGCGGGTGACTGCGCTGGAAGGAAGATAACATGCCTGACATTACCCCGAAACTTGTAATTGTGACCCCTAATATTGGCGGCGATACCCTGACCGCACGCGCAACGCATGACGGGGCGCAGATCGGGAAGCTGCACCGGGGCGAGGTTTACTTTGCCGTTGAGGAATATAAGGGGATGCTGAGGCTTGGCAAATACCAGACGCCATTTCCGTTTGTCGTTCCTCCCGGGGCGCAGGTTTGGGCTGATGCCCGTTTCCTGCCGGACTTTGAGCCTACGCCGCCAGACCCGGAACCTATCCCGGCTGACAACGGCAAAGTGATAAACGCGCTAATAGCCGCGTTGGAAGTATTTTTACAAAAAATCAAGGAGTAAACAATGGCTGATTTTTTGCACGACGACGTTTTCGATAGCGGCCTCAGTGTTTTGAGTACGCTCACCGAGAATTTGTATATCTGCTCAACCCTGCCGACAACCTATGCCGAGGCGAGCAGCACCTACCGGCTGGGAACGAAAGCAGGCCCCACCGTAGGATCACCCTCTGACCGCACCGGCGGCGGGCGCAAAGTAACTGTATCTGCCATCACGGACGGAACGGTTAACACTTCTGGCACGGCTGGCTTTTATGCGCTATGCGATAACAGCGCGAGCAAGCTTTTGGCTCAGGGTGACTTGAACGCGACACAGGCGGTAACGTCTGGCAATACGTTCACCCTGACCTCATTCGACATTGGTTTCCCCGATCCGGCGTAATGAGCAAAGCATTTGGGGTGCAATCGCCTAACCAGGGCGAAGATGCCGTATCCTGGCAGACGTGGAGTGACGGTGCTGGCGGCGTTCCTAATGTCATAGGGAGCGCCGACTGGGGCAAACTGTCCCTGCCTGCATCCGGCGCGGAAGGGCGAAGCCTTGTCTATGATTTAGGGACAGCCGCCAGCCGTAATTTCACGCTGACAGAACACCGTTATGGAACGGGCGACACGCAGCCGGTATTACAAATACGCGGCAGCGCAACGGCGTTTAATCAGGACGATCTAACCCCTCTATGGGAGACCTACTCTGCAACGATAACCCGCACTTGGCGCTATGTCCAAATACGGCAATCCAACCTGATTGAAACGTATATCCTCAACACATTTGCGGGCAATATCGTTTCGTACCTACCGCTGAATGAGGCGTCCGGTACGACCCTGGCAGACGTAAGCGGCAACGGACGTAACGGTGCAGTTGACGGTGCAACCGGCCCGACTTTGGGTGTGGCCGGAATAGGCGACACCAAAACGGCAGTCAGCTTTCCCGGCTCTGCCGCCTATATCAACTGGTACAGCGCGGGGTTAGCCGGGGCTTTTAGCGGCGCGGAAGGCTCGCTGATAGTGTGGGTGAAGATGGCATCGGCGGGCGTGTGGACAGACGGCGCATACCGCGTGATTGCTAACCTTTATTCAGGGGCAAGCAACTTTGTCACCTTCGCAAAGTCAGACACTACGAACCTGATATTGCTCAACCATAAAGCGGGCGGGACAGACCGCAACCTGTACCCGGCTTTCAACGCCCCTACCGGGTGGTTTATGCTCGGATTGACGTGGAGCGTGGCGGGCGGGTTTATGTACGCCTATATCAACGGCGCGCGTGCGGTTGTTGCTGGAAGTTTAGGCGCTCCGGGTACGTGGTCGGGCGCATTGAACAGCAACGCTACGATTTTAGGCGCAATCAATGTGGCGGGTGGAAATGGTTGGAGCGGCGGGATGGCGCACGCGTTATTACTTGACCGACCCGCGACAAATGCCGAAATGCTGGCGCTATATCGCTCGACAGGCACGCCGAAGGTAATCAGCATCATCGGGGATTCAATCAGCGCGTCAGTATATAACGCGCTGAAATGGGTGGAGATTGTGCGCGATGGATACAACGGCGGGCGGGTGGCTATGCCTAATTATGCCGTATCGGGGCAAACCATCCTCTCCCACATGGACGCGCAGGTATTGGCGGCGGCAAACGACAACGCCGATATTATCATCATCGAAATGGGGACGAACGACACTACCACCACCGGATTACAGGCTAAGGTTGAAGAAAACCTTATTGAGTTGAAGCGCGACCACCCGAACGCCACAATATTCTTTATGAATATTTTACCGCGCTGGACAGACCAGGGCGGCGGGACGCCGATTGACAAAAGCGGGAACAGAACCGCAATCGCGGCAGCTTGCACCGCGCAGTCAGTCACGTGTTGGGACACCTTCACAACGCCGTGGATTGACGCGGCTGATACCGCCGATGGGTTGCATCCTAACGCGGCGGGGTATGCCAAGATTGGCGCTGAAGTGTTGGCGAGGCTGCCATGAGCGTTATCGCAAACGTCGATTTTGAAACTAATAACCTGAATGTGTTTACGGGCGGAACTAGTGACGCCGACGGCGACATGACAATCCAGGCCGCCGCCGCGCTGTGCGGAACAAACTACGGGCTACAAGTTGTTATTGATGACACAAACGCTGCATATGGTTCGGTTGGTAATCTTAACAGCACCACGGGCAAGGCGCGGGCGCGATTTTATATTGACCCGAACTCGCCAACGTTTGACACTAGCGAAGATGTAAAAGTAGCGGCGTTTCGCAATACGTCGGCGGCATTTCTTGCGTTTGTTAGTTTATTAAAAACTGGGTCAAATTGGTATATTGCCGCCGGTGCATATAATGATGCGTCGTCATTTACCGCGGCAACATCAATCGCGATTACAGACGCGCCGCATTGTGTTGAATTTTACTTACAACGAGCGACAAACGCAACCTCTAACGATGGCCGCTTTGACGTCTGGGTGGATGGTACGGGGCAACAATCAGTTACCAACATTGACAATTACGACAGATTTGACGTCATGGGATACGTGCGGCTTGGCGCGATTTCGTTTAGTGGTACGCCCCTCGGAACAATCTACCTTGACCAGTTAATTGTCAATGATGACGGCGGCGAGATTGGCGCATATAAGCATGATCTCACCTCTACGAATATCACGACTGGCGCTCCCACCCTGGGCGCTCCCACGCTAGAATCAATAGGAAATGCCGACAATCTGACAGCGACAAATATTGTCACAGGCGCACCAACCCTGGGCGCTCCAACCGTCGGCATTGTCTATGTCATTGACGATATTATTCTGGAATGGGCTGACGCGGTTCATGCACTTACGGCAACTAACATCATCACTGGCGTGCCGACGCTGGGCGCACCTACCATTGACCCGGTGCATAAGATCAACGCGGCGGGTATCCTGACAGGGCTACCAATACTGATGCGCCGACGGTCTACTATTTTGTAAGGTGTAACAGGATCAGATTAGCGGGATGACCGCGAAGGAGTAAGGTTGGCACTAACGAATAAACAGAAACGATTTATAGCCGAGTACCTGGTTGACTTCAACGCAACGCAGGCGGCTATTCGCGCTGGTTATTCTGAAAAGTCTGCCTACTCAATAGGTTCAGAAAACCTGAGAAAACCTGAGATTAATAACATTATTCAAGAGCGGATAATGAGCGCCAACGAGGTGCTTGCCAGAACAACGGACATTGCAAAGGGTGACATCGCCAGCCTGATGGACATTACCCCAAACGGATTCACCTTTCGCTTGATTGACACGAACGAAAACGGTGAGAGGGTAATCAATCCAAATACAAAGCTAATCAAGAAGATCAGACAGAAGGTAACAACCATACTTGCAAAGAAAGAGGACGGAGAAGATCGGGAGATCATTGAAACCGAACTTGAATTGCATGATGCGCAGGCCGCGCTTGTTACTCTTGGCAAGCACCACAAGTTATTTGCCGATCGTACAGAAGTAACCGGCAAAGACGGCGGAGAGATGTTGGTGAGGGTTATCCATGAATACAAGGGTATTTGAGATAACCATTCCCCAATTATATCCAGAACAAGCAACGGTTCGCTCCGAGGCGAAGCGATTCAACGTTCCTAACTGCGGGCGCAGGTGGGGCAAGTCATCCTTTGGTACAACGCTGGTAAGTGAAACGGCAGTTGAGGACAGAAAGCCAGTTGCCTGGTTTGCGCCAGAGTACAAGACGTTATCGCCTATGTGGGACTGGTTTGTTGACAGACTACAACCCATCACCAGCGGCAAGGACGAACAAGAGAGACAGATCAAGTTGATTACAGGTGGCATTCTGGATATGTGGACGCTGGAAAATGCGGATGCAGCACGCGGACACAAGTACGCCCGTGTCATTCTGGATGAGGCGGCGCAAGACCCTAAATTGTTGGAGCATTGGGAAAAGATTATTCGCCCGATGCTTATCGACTTCAAGGGTGATGCCTGGTTCTTCTCCACGCCGAACGGCAAGAATGGATTTTATAAGCTCCACTTACTTGGGCGTGATCCGAACAATCCAGAGTGGAAGTCATGGACGCGCACCAGCTATGATAACCCATCACTTGACCGCGCCGAATTAGACAGCTTGCGCACAACCATGTCTGATGAAGCCTACCGCCAGGAAATTCTAGCCGAGTTTCTTGAGGGCGAGGGTTCTGTATTCCGTAACATCACAGCCTGCATGGTTGCGCCGGTTACTACGCCAGCAAAGCACGCGGGGCATGTGTTGGTTGCGGGCGTGGATTGGGGCAGCCAGCGCGACTATACCGCAATCAGCGTGGGGTGTGCCACGTGCAGACAAGAGGTTGCTAGAGATAGGTTCAACCAGATTGACTTTCACTTTCAGCGGGCAAGACTACGCGCCTTGATTGACTTATGGAAAGTGCAAACCGAGCTTGTTGAACTGAACTCAATCGGACTACCCAACTTCCAAGAGCTTGCACGTGAAGGCGTGAAGGGGCTGATTGGTTTCGACACCACGGCCAGCAGCAAACCCCCGCTCATTCAAGAGCTTGCGCTCGAACTGGAAAAGGGAACGACACAATTTCAGAATGATGACTATTGGACAAGTGAACTGGAAGCATACGAAGTGACGACAAGCAAGACCGGACACAAACAATACGGCGCGCCAGAGGGTGAGGAATTTCACGATGATACCGTGATTGCCAGGGCGCTGATGGTAAGGGCAATGAACCAGGCACCGCGCACACAGACCGTTCGCAAGTCAGACCCGTGGAGAAAGAATTAATATGGCAGATGCAGCGTTAGGCATAGACGAGATCAAATCAAGAGCCGACAAACTCAAAGCAATGTACGGCGAGCGTGATGAAATCTACAAGGAAATCACGGAGATGTACGCGCTTGAAGATACCAGCCTGCCAACGGACGAGGACATTGTAAAGGTAATCAGTCCTGACGCCCGCAATAAAGTGTTGGGCATGGTGCGCCTGCTTACTGCCACGAACCCACGGTGGAGTATCCCCTCCGATGTGAATGACCGGGACAACATGGAGAGTGCATCAGCAGTAGAGCGCGCTGCTTCTGCCATGTGGACACAGGCCGGACGGGTAAGGGGCAGACAGATTGAGAAAGACGTGGTGCTGGCGGCTGGATTGTACAGCATGTTCTCGATTGCCGTAAAGATGGCGGCTGACATTGTAACAACGGCAGAGGACGCAACGCAGAAGGCAAGGGCAGAACGAGCGTACAGGCGCACGCCCCTATTGTTCACGGTGATGAACCCGATGAGTTGCTACCCGTTGTTCGATGACTTTGGGTTGAACGCACATTACTTCAAGCGCAACCTCACCGTATCCGATGTTATCTCAAAGCACGGGCTGGTAGCTGCCAACTTACTGGTGGGTGAAGATCGCACCAAGTTGATTGAGTACAACGAATATTGGGATTGGCAGATGCACGCCGTATGGATCAAGGCGGGTGACATTCTATGCGCTCCCCACGGTATGCCAGTCTTACCCATTGCGTGCAAGGTGGTAGAGGGCAGCGACATCTTTGAGAGCAAGTACCAGATACAGCCATTCCTTTACGGGTTAGACAAATCCGGCGTATGGAAAGCACAGAACCGCGCATTGACCGCCATGTTCACCAACACGTTTAACGTGGCGACTTCACCCATGAGCATCTACCATGCCAACACTGAGGGCAAGCAAGCACCATCCCCTGATTACTCATTACGTGGTGGAAGCGTGACAGTTGGCCCGAATGAGGACTTGCGACCGTTTGAACGGCAGGCCATTGACCCGGCGCTGAGAGAATCAAACGACCTGGCGCGCAACATGATTGAAGAAAGCACGATCTATTCACAAACCCTGGGGCAGCCTTTAGGGGGTAATGCCCCATATTCGATGGTGGCTTTGTTATCGCAGGCCGGACGCCTGCCGCTGGTTCCATACCAGGAAATGTGCAGCGAAGGCATAGGCGAAGCCATGCAAATCGGATTGACCCTGCTCCGTGACATTGGCAAGAAACCGATCAGCCTGCCGAAGTATGGCAAGACGAAGGGCAACAGTGTCCGGCAAGCAGGGACAGAAGAATACGACCCGACACTGTACCAGGACGACATGGAACTACAGGCCACGCTTGACATCAACATGCCGCAGGACGAGCGCGGTAATGCGCAAGTGGCAATGCAGGTGGTACAGGCCGGGCTTATGTCACGCGGCGCGGCAATGGAAAAGTATCTGGACATCGGCCAGCCGGATGATGAAGTCAAGGCAATTTGGGCGGAGAAGTATTCAGATGTTATGGCAGACACCAGGTTGCAGCAGTTGATCCAACAGGCGCAACAGCAACAGCAACCCCCACAGGGTATGCCACAAGGCGCACCACAGGGAATGCCCCCACAAGGAATGCCACAGCCGCAACAGCAACCGCAGATGACACCGGAGATGATGCAGCAGTTGGCACAGCAGCAAGGCGCAACGTCTGGACTTCCAATGACTGAACCGCAACCCGCACAGCAAGAGGGAATGCCGCCTGACCTGGCCGGAATGATGGGGGGTGGAATGTGAGATACCTTGACCTTGACGACATGGAAAGCAACGCCCGCGCACGGGTGACAGAGTTTCAACGCGAATGGGCGACTAATTATTTTGGAGAGTTGTTCGACATGCAGGCCGGGCTTACCTGGAAGGCAGTACCGCCAGAGATGAAGGCACAGATGCAAGCCAACGATCCCGTCAAGTTTCGCAAGGTTGACCGCAATTTTGGGGGTGGAAAATGATCGCATACGAAGGGTACACAAAGAGAACGCCGCCGAAGAAGCAGCAAGACTATGGCAACAACGCCGTTGTCGCTTATTCCCGGTCTGTCAATTACGGCAGGGCGCAGCAAACCTACCAGAACCGCAACGCGACCAATCCCCGCCAGCAACAGATCAACAACGCCTCCGCCCTGGCAGACAAGGCGATTGCACAACAGAAAGAACGTGACCGGCTGAATAAACTGTACGGCCAACGATTGCAGGCGCAGTATCAATCCTACATCAAGCAGTGGCAAGAGAAACAGAACCGTGTTTGGGCAGGACGATTGTACGGACAGCTCAACCAGTTCCAGTCCTACGTACCGCCCGAAGAATATCAGATGCAGTACGACAACGGCGGTTACGGCAACCAATATGGTTGGGATTACGGCGGTGGCGGCGGCGGTGGTGGATACGAATACAAAGCACCAGCGCCCGAATGGTATTTGCAATCTGTTGTCTGGAAGATTTAGCGAGGATGGTTAATCATGGGTGAATACGACGAAAACCGCGATGGCCTTTGCGACTATGACGCGATCCAATTACAGCAACTTGGAACCACGGATGAGATTGCCGATTCAATAAAACGAGTTGATAAAGCGTGGACGGACGTGCATTATTGGGACAAGCCGCCGTTTCCAACACACAGCGAAGAATACACCAGATTGGCTTGTCCGTGTGGAAATAAATCTTTTGAGGTGTTGCACACGGAAGAATACGAAACAACGGCTCACTGTCTGGTGTGTGGCAGATACTTTGTTGTTCATACTGGCTAACAAGGGTTGTGATTTAGCGGTAAGGCAGAGGGGATTCAATGCCGATTAAGTACACTGGCGCAGATGGCAAGGTAGAAGAAGTCAACATCAA